TTGCAACATTCAACAAATCATCCATTGCTTGATTGCCTTTTTCAATAAGATTTCGAATATTGCATCTTGCAAAAGAAGCATCGTCATCTACGACAGTTGCAGGCAAAGTTTCTACTGGTGTTGGTTCCTTAGATTCGACAACTTCAAATTGAATGGGTTCTACATCTAAAACTTCAGACAATTTTTCATTTAACTTCTTCATGTTATATTAGGCCATTCAGTTATAGTTTCAGAGAATCCAAATTCGTCATCCGGGTCAGTATCTTGTGGAACTGCTGTTGTAACAATCTGAACAAGGTTAATTGGCGTTTTTTGAGTTGAGGTAATTGTATATTTTGCACGACTATAATCTCCACGAATAACATTATTCGCTTCAAGCAATCTTGTTAAATCTCCAACAATTAGTGTACCTGTATTACTATTACTAAAATAAACTACTTTACCTGTAATTTCTCCACGATTTTGAACCCTGATTGTTTCACCTGTCGTAAAATAGTTATTACCATTAGCATAATCTACTGTAACTTGTTGAGTTACTCTGTCATTAGGTTCATTGTAAATATTTGTAAATGCACGACCATATGATATGCCGCCATTTGCAGAAGTATTTGCATAAGCGTCACCAATAAGTCCAATGTCGCCTTTGACAGGCGGCCAAATAAATGCTTTTACTGTGAATTCTAAATCCCACAATATAAGTCTTGTTGTTGAAAAATCGCCTTCATAATCTGTGGTTGTATTAACAGAATTTAATATAACAGGCATATCATATTTTTTACCCATCTCATTAATAAAATTAACCGAAACAGTAAAATCTGGTGAGAAAAAAGGAAGAATTTGTTCAATAATTTGAGTACCATCTTCCGTATTTCTCACATAAATCGACATTGAAAAATTAAAATCATATGGAACAGGAACATACTGAGATTTTATACCCGATGTAGTTTGATTAAAATTTTGTAGTGTTGATATTTGTTTTCTTCCAGAATCGTAAGAAATGCCTGTCATTTCAAAAGAAATTCTAGGAACAACAGTATTGATAGACCTTGTAAATGTAGGGTCTTGTGTAATTCTTGTTATGTATTTTTCTTTTGAACCATAAGATAGTGGCACTTTAAATTTTTCATATGAAGTTGCACCTGACTTATTGTACCTTTGTAGGTAAATATCATTGAAAAGTGTACCAAACGCAACGACAACTTTGCGTATAGTTCGATTATAAAAATGTGCATTACCTAGCATTATGCTTCACCAAATGGGTTAACTTCTGTAAAGTCGATGATTGAATCGGATTCAGATTCAATTCGTGTATTGTCGATAATATTTTCAAATGCATTATTATCAAATGCATTGTCATTAATTGTTCCTGATGTTGTGTAGTAGGCGCCAGATGTTGCACCAATTGTATTTGATGCATTGGCAAAAGTTCCTATTACACGATAAACATCCAATGTTCTTGCAGATGCACCCTTTGTCCAAGTATGAACAGTAGCTTGTGCGGTTGCATTTGCAAGAGTTCTGTCTGGTGATTGAAACACAATTTCATCAGGTTCATATGTTCCCAAACCAGTAGAAAGAGACATAGTTAATTGGCTTCTTGTATAGTAATCACGGATGTTGTCATCAATTTCGTCAGTACCTGTATGAATTCTCTCATTTGAAAAAACAAGTTCTTTCATCTTTAATGCATAAACATAAACATTGCCGCCTCGACCACGACCTAATGTATAAAACATTGCTTGGTCATTTTCATGTTCAACAAAAGTAATTTCCATAAAACTACGAGTGAGTGGAATAAAAACTAAATCACCTTCTCTAGGTCTTGGTAAATTAGATGAACCAGTTGAGTATTTAAATCTACGGCGAGAAACTAACATAGTAATTTCATCTCGCACTTCAAGACCAAATTTAGAGGCAAAGTCTCCTTCACCATCAAAACCTGTTACATTCTCCATATACATTTCAATTGGATATGCAGTTAGGTATTCTTTAACAGTATCTTCACCATACAAATAATCAATTTCATTTCCACTTTTTACTGTTCTTGGTAGATAATAAACATCCATGCCATGAATTTGCATTGCTTCAATAACCAAATCCTCAACGAGCAATTGCTCTGAGGTAATTTGTTCAGCAGGAAAATTATTGAAGTAAAAGTTGGTAGACATTCATCATTATCCAGTAAAGATTTCGCTTGGCAGACTGTTGAAATTAAACATATCTTCTTCAATCTCTTTTATTTCCGCTTCTGCTTCATCATAGATTTCTTTACCATTTAATGTAACGCCACCAGGCATTGCAATGCCACTAAACTTTTTAAGGTTATTACCCCATTGTCTCTTAATTAAAGCAGTTGCATACTTTTTTAAGAAACGGTCATTCCAAACATCTGAAATTCCAGACAAAGTTGCAGTTACATTATTCACATTCGCACTTATTGGTCCAACTAATGTAATTTGAGATGGTGAATTAATGTTGCGAATTTGTTTTGATTCACTACCAATTGTAATGAAATCATTTTCTAAAACTTCTTGGTCAAAAATTGTACAATAACCAGTAAGTGTATTCGAAGATATGTTAGCCGTTACTGTTCCCGTTAAAGTAATTGTGTCTGGAACAAGTTTGCGGTAACATTCAATAATAACATATTCACCTTCTAATAAATCTCTATCCCAATCAATGTCAAGGAACAATCTATTCAGGTGACGATTGAAACGAAATTGCGGTGTACCAGAAAATAATAATTGTAATGAACGAATGTGTTGCATTGTAATTTCATATGAAACATAAGATACCGATGTGAAATCATAAAGGTCGTGTAACCTTAATTGATATCTTAGGTCGAACATGTTGATTGATGAATTAGAATCATCAAATGGCAAAACACCAGTTACAAATGTAACAGCATCAGGTGCATAAATCCAACGGCGAGAAATATCTTCTGCCGTAATTTTATGTTTCATATAAATCTTTTCGGTGCCATCATAATGATAGTCTGCCCAAAATGCCAACGCTTCATCGATTCTGTCCTCAACTTGGTCGTCATCCACATTAATTTGAATGACTGGAAAACCTAATTTTCTTAGACAGTAATCTTTAAATTTTGCTCTGGTTGTAATTGTTGCCATTTTTTATCCTAGTGCAATTGAAAGTGCTAACACATCAGCAATTGATGCCGCAGTAAACGATTCAGTTGTTATAGCGCTAATTCTTCCATTTGCAGCAACTGTTATTGATGGTATTGCAGATGAATTTCCATAAATTCCTGGTGTAACAGAAATGTTTGTGGTATCTGTATTTGCTTTATCAAAAGCGGCTTGTGTAAATGCGGTATTAGCGTAAGAAGAACCTTGTAGTCCATCTAATAAATCTGCATCAAGACCAGAGCCAGTGCCATCAACTGCAATTATGCCGTTAATTAATTGTGTATTTGAAACCGCACCTGTGACACCTGCAACAGAAGTTACAGGGAAAGAAATTGCAGTATTAGTTACACTTGAAACTCTACCATACGCATCTGTGGTGATAACCGGTACATGTGTTGCATTGGCATATGTTGCTGCAGTACCTGTATTTGCAATTGAGGTTAAAGATGTTCCGTTAAAGAATACTAAATTGCCAGTATTGAATGAAGTGGCATTTGTACCACCATCAGAAATGGCGATAGCCTGTGTCAAACCACTTACACGACCACCAATAATATTTGTCTGAAGATTAGCTGTTGCAAATGATGATTGAGCAGTATTAACAGTTACGGCCGCAGCATTATCTAAACCCGCATCAATTAAATTTGTAAAGAGAATAAATCTTTTATCTGAAGTGGATGCATCTCTAAACAAACCAGCGTGTCTTAACGAAGCACCGGCATCATCACTAAAATGTCCATAGAAACCAATATCGATTGCATCAGAAGTTTCATTATTTGCAGCTAATTGAATTAATGGGTCATTAACAATTAAACTAGCCACATTTGTAACTACTGTATTACCTATAACATTTAAATTACCAGTAATTGAAAGATTGCCAGTAATTGTCTGATTACCAGTTGTTCGAATGACAGTATTATCAACATCAAATCTAACATTGTCTGTTGGTCCAATTGATGATGTAATGCCGTCACCACCAACAAATGTAAGTGTGTCAGTCGCTAATGGAACAGTATTTGATCCAGTATCAGCTGCAATATTAAGAGTAGTTGAAATTGAAACATTGCCAGCTGATGTTAAACGACCTTGTGCATCAACGGCAAATGTAGGAATTTGTGTGGCACCACCATAAGTGCCTGTTGTTACGCCTGTTGGATTTAAATTGATTGTAATTGTATCGGTTGTTGCATTAGCAAAAATACCAATACCATTTGCAGGTGTGAGAGTTAGAGTATCATTGTTTGCATCGGCAACCGCAGAGACACCATTTGCTGAAACTGTTGTAAATGCTAATTGAGCAGTTTGGTTGGCTTTATCAAATGCAGCTTGTGCTAAAACATTGGCAGCATTGGCTTTAACAAAGGCCGCATCCGTTTTAATGTTAACAGTATTTGAAAACGCAAATGCAGAATCAACTTTGATATTTACTGTATTAGCAAAAGCATATGCAGCTTCTGCGGTAATATTTGCGGTATTGGCTTTATTAAACGCTAAGTTTGCAAACGCAATTACTTCAACACCACCATCATAAATTGCATCCGCATATATGCTTCCTTTAACACCTAAACCACCTGAGATGACTACTGCACCTGTTGTGTTGGATGTTGAAACTGTGGTGTTTGCAAAAGTATAAACTGTTAAACCATTTGCAGTTACACTTGTTCCAGTATTTGCTAAAGATGCATTTGCTTTATTAAATGCGGCCTGTGCTAGAACATTAGCTGCGTTTGCTCTTGCAAAAGCAGATTCTGCGGTAATATTTGCGGTATTGGCTAAATTAAATGCAGATGATAATGTTGATGTATCTGCAATTGTATAATATGTTGTACCATCATTTGTGAATTGCCAAACATCAGAATTTTCATTCCACAATAAGTAAACATTTGCAGAAGAACCACGGTCAATTTCTAAACCTGCATTAGCGCTTGGCGCAGTTGCTTGGTCAATTGCCGCATTAAGTGTGATGATATTATCTTTAATTAATACTGTTTGTGTGTTGGCGTAAACTTGTTGACCAACAATGGTTAAATTACCTGTAATAGTTAAATCACCAGAAATTGAACCTCCAGTATTTGCAAGTGCATTATTAGCTTTATTAAATGCGGCTTGAGCTAAAACATTTGCAGCATTAGCTCTTGCAAAAGCAGCTTCTGCGGTAATATTTACGGTGTTGCTAAAAGAGAAAGCTGCATCAACTTTGATATTAACTGTGTTAGCAAAAGCATATCCAGAATCAATTTTGATATTGGCAGTATTTGCTAAATTAAATGCCTGGTTAGCAAAAGAAATTACTTCAACACCACCATCATAAATTGCATCAGCGTAAATACTACCTTTGACACCTACACCACCAGAAACAATTACTGCACCAGTTGTATTAGATGTAGAAACTGTGGTGTTTGCAAATGTGTATTGAGTGAGACCATTTGCGGTTACACTTGTTCCTGTGTTTGCTAAACCAGTATTTGCTTTGTCGAAAGCGGCTTGTGCAAGGACATTAGCCGCATTAGCCTTAGTAAATGCGGCATCCGTTTTAATATTAACTGTATTAGCAAAAGCATATCCAGAATCAATTTTGATATTGGCAGTATTTGCTAAATTAAATGCGGCTTGAGTAAATGCAAGATTAGCAGATAACGCACTTTCTCTTGCTAATG